AAAAAACCAGCAGAAGAATACTATACTGAAAGCCAAACTGCTGAGTTCGCAAAATTAATTGAACACGAATGTTTTAAAGGAAAGAAGAACAAAGTTAAAGACGAACTTCGTAAATCTACCTCAAAATCTAACTATCAACGTGTTCTTAATAAAATGAAGAAAACTATTGAGGACTATGAGAATCAACAAGCAGAAGAACTAAATCAAGATCTTGATAGCCAAATGAAAGGCAAAATCAATGGATAATTACGTTATTTATAATAGAAACAATAAACAACTTGAATTATGTAATCATATTGATAAAGATGGCGATTTAGACGCACAATATGCACTACTTAGAAATAATGCACTAACTGGTAAATTTGTTAAAAACGTCTTTGTAAGTAATAATAATAAGACTTTTAGGTGGTTAGTAGATTGTGCCGATAAAGGTTGTCCAACTTGTAGTAGTATATTTGAAAACGTCAAAAATAACAATTATAATATTAGAGAGTTTTATCTTAATAATGTTGTAGAGGTTAAAATTGACCTAAATAAGGCAGAAAAACAAAAAGCCAAGCATATACCCACTAAGTTCGATTCTTTGGCTAAAAACGTTGTAAATAAGGATAAAGAGCATAAACATCCACTTGAAGATTATATAAGAAAGGTTTTTCAAAAATGAGAGTTCCAGATTTCGACAAAATTAGAGCACTGCTTTCACAAGACAATAATGATGATTATATGTCAATGAGTAACGAGGACTTGCTCTGTGAATATGTGAAAATACACGGAAACACAGTACCAACAAAGGAGAAAGAATGAAACTAAGCACACAAACAATTAGACAGGAATGTTTCTTATTTGCTAATAAAATGATGGAAATAAGCGATAAAAAATTAATGATTAGCTTTGAGGTTTTTGATCCAGAAGAACAAGCTAAGGATATGGAGAATAAAAATGGCTAGTGTAGATACTATAAATCAGATGTTAGATTATTATAGTTTATGGTATAAATGGATGACTTACACAGCACCATCTGCAAAAGAACTAACACAATTTGAAAAACTTAATAATAAACGTGAAAAATATCAATACTTAAAGGAGAAATTAAATGAAAATAAGTAGAATGTCTAAAGGCGAATGGAATAAAGTTAAAGCATTTTTTGACTTACAAACTGATGAGGGTTTTACACTTAAAGGTTTTAAGTTAGTTGAGGGTGCTACTGGAATGTTTGTAGGATTCCCAAGCCAACAAAATAAAGATGGCGAATATCAAGATACTATATTTGCCGATAAAACTTTAAGACAAAAAGTGAATCAAGTAGCTTTAGAGCATTATAATACTAATTCACCTGCAACACCTAACCAATCAGACGACATTCCGTTTTAATGATTGAAGTTGCAATAAGAGAAAATGGTGGGCAACCAAAATGGATTAGCCTTTCTGAGTTCAAAAAGATACTTAGAAACACAAAGTCCAATTCCCCTTGCCCACCAAAACTCAACAAAATTGATGGTTTTGAAAGATGGTGGAAACTATATGATTATAAAAAAGCCAAATCCAAAGCCGAAATTTCGTGGAATAGACACGTTAAAAAAGAATTTGTAGAAGTGATTATAAATCACACTAAGCAGTATGTTGAAGCTACACCAGAAAAGCAATTTAGAAAACACCCTACAACATATTTGAATCAACATAGTTGGAATGATGAGATTACTAAGAAAGAAGCTAAGATAGATCTTGACCAATTATATCCACTAGACAAAACTGGTAATGCAAGATTAGGTAGGTGTGCAAAATGTAATGGAGTAGTATTTGCTAATAAATTTAATGTATTAAATGAAGATAGTAGTTGTTGTAAAGCAAAAATAAACCAATATAGGTAACTATGGAAGATAAATTAGAAATAGAAATGAAGTTAGAGTTAGCTAAGATAGCATTAGAGGCAATTATTGCAGAATCTGCCGAACTATCTCCTGCAAGTACGATAGCTACTGAAACTTTAAAAAGAATTAAATAACTTAGAGGGTAGGTATTATACCACAGAGTTTCGCACACTCAGTCGTCTCCTCCTAGAGATTACCTACCCTTCATATTTGGGAGTATATATGAAAAAATGTGTTATGTGTAAAAAGGTAAAACCACACAAAGAGTTTAACAAAGGTGGAGCAATAGCTAACACTTACTGCACTTTATGTCAAAGAGTTTACAATAACAACAAGACGGCTAGAAATAAACAAAAAATATTAAAAGCCACAAATAACGGAAAATGTTGGTGGGTATATCAATCCATAATGGCTGATTTAACATTTGTGAGAGGTAAGAATGGCCAATAAAAGTAAAGCAAAAGGTAATAGATTTGAACGTGAGATTGTACAAGCAGTAGAGTTACACGATATTAAATGTGTAAGAAGCTGGGGAAGTAACGGCAGAGCATTTGGACACCACGAAGAAGTAGACATACTTATTGATGATGAGATTAAAGTTCAAGCAAAAGTTCGTAAGGCTTTGCCGAAATGGATTAAACCCTCAGAACACGTTGATATACAAGTTATAAAAGAGGACAGAGGTAAGATGTATGTAGTCCAAGAATTAAATGACTGGTTATTTGATAGAAAGGATAAAAAATGTTAATTTATAAAGCTACTAACATACAAAACGATAAAGTATATTTCTGTATTACTTCAAGAAAATTAAATGATGCAATTTCTATACAAAAATCTACAGCAAGAAAACAAGAAAAAAAAATGAAATTTAAAAATGCATATAAAAGCAAAAGCCCATTTCATAATGCATTAAATAAATATGGTGAACATAATTTTTATTATGAAATAATTGATAAAAATTTAGGAAAAAAAGATGCTTATAAATTGAAAGAGAAACTAATTAAAGAGTATAAAGCAAACAATCCAAAGTATGGTTATAATTGTACTACAGGTGGCTATTATTTTAAAAATAACAAAGAAACTATTGAAAAACAAAGCGACTCAAATAAAGGTAAAAAACTGCCTCAATATATGGTTGATATGTTAAAACAAAGAGTAGGAGAAAAACACCCTTGTTATGGGTATAAACATACTGAAGAAGCAAAAAGAAATATGAGTCAAGGACAAAAAAATTCAGATTATGTACAAACAGAAGAAATTAAGAAAAGAAAAAGCGAAACTATGAAGGCTCATTGGAAAAATCCAACAGAAAAAATGTTAAAAGACCTTTATAACAGAAAACACCAAATAGGATCAAGAGATATAAGGGAAAAAAAGAACCCTATGTATGGAAAGGGTATGAAAGGTAAAGACAATCCAATGTATGGTAAAAAAGGCAAATTACACCCATCATATGGGATACCTATACCAAAAGAAAGATTAGAAAAACTGCGAAAAGGTAGAGAAAAATATCAAGCAAAAATAAAGAAACAAAAATTAGAAATTATTAAAAATAGAACAGATAAAAAATGTAGTCGTTGTAAAAATATTAAAGATTTAAATGAATATTATAAGTGTTCAAGAAGTTTAGATAAATTATCACATATTTGTAAAGTTTGTGATAAAAAAAGAAAGAAATTAAAAAAGAGATAGGTGGTGGGTTTTATTCATTCTTCCCACCTTTAGCGTTTCCCTTTCTTCGCACTATCTCTTAAAATTGGAGAATTTATGATTAAAAAAGAATTACACTTTGTATGGATAACAAAAGACGGCAAGAAGTTTCTGGATAGAGATGAAGCCGAGAAACATCAAGAGATGATTGAGCCAAGTGATTTAATGGATCAATGGCTTGATAAACTAAAAGGAGAATAGAATGGAAGTAATATTTGGATTTACATTAGTTGCAATAGGTATGATACTTATTATGGCTATTGTAATAGAATCAGTTGAAATGTATTACAAGAGAAAGGAAAGAAATGGTTAAATGGACTAATGTTATAACTTACACAATAATTGGTGTGCTTGGATTATTATTCTGGTATGCAATTATAATGCGATTTCTTGAGCTTTGCTAATGAAAGATTATCTTAAATATATTAAGTCTAAGAATTGTTTGGTGTGTGGGATGTCGCCAGTAGACCCTGACCATTTAGAGCATTTGGGTATGGGTGGAGCAAACAAGGGTGGTCTTAAAGACTACTCTTGTGTGCCTCTGTGCCGTAAACACCATAGAGAAAGACACGATTTAGGTATGAAAGACTTTGAATGGACTTATGGTATTAGTCTATGGAAAGAAGCATTTTATTTATTGAGAGGATATTTTGCCGAATGAGAAAAGCAATACAAAATGATATAAAGTATCACGAATTAAAAGAGCCAGAGTTTAGAGATTATATACAAACAAGATGGAACTGCGATTTAAATAAGTTGGCTATTGTATATGGTTTTGATTATGCTATTGTTAAAAATGGCGAATTAAAAGGTTTTATAGAATTAAAAAGAAGATTGTTTGAAAGCTATAAATACAAAGATTCTTTAATAAATCTTAATAAGTGGATGAAAGCAAAGGAATTAAGAGATTCTACTGGTTTGCCTACGTTTTTGGCGATAAGATACACAGATACAGACGTATATTGTAACCTAACAGATGATACTACACATTATATTAAGTGGGGAGCAAGAACTAAACAAAAAAGAGATTGGCAAGATGAGCAACCTGCTTGTCATATAGTTATAGAGGAATTTAAAACTTTATGAAAGTATTAGAATTATTTGCAGGATCCAGGAGCTTTTCTAAAGTTGCAGAAGAATTAGGTATGGAAACATATACTACTGATTTTAGCGACTTTAAAGGTATAGACTTAGTTAAAGATATACTAGATGTTAATGCAACAGATATAGAAAAAGAGTTTGGGATTCCTGAAATTATTTGGAGTTCACCCCCTTGCACGACATTTTCGGTCAGTTCCATCGGTTATCATTGGACAGGTGGTAAGGGTGCTTATATACCAAAAACAGATAAATGTAAAAACAATATTAATGTAGTTAAAAAAAGTAATTCAATTATAAGATACTTTTTACATAGAAACCCCAAGTTATTATATTATATAGAGAATCCAAGAGGTGTATTAAGAAAGTTACCGATTATGGATTGGACTGAATATAGAAGAACTATATGGTATTGTCAGTATGGCGATTTAAGAGCAAAACCTACAGATATATGGACTAATGATTTTAATTGGATTCCAAGACCAGTATGTAAAAATGGTAATCGTAATTGTCATCACGAACCAGCACCTAGAGGATCAAAAACAGGAACACAAGGATTAAAAGGTAATTACGAAAGAAGTATAGTACCACCAGAATTGTGTAGAGAAATATTAAGCCGAATTAAAAAAGCTCCCCTAATGAAATTACACGATAAGAGCAATCAAATATATGAAAAACTAGAATCACTCTTAGGGGATACAAAATGAAATTCGCAGGTAAAATAAAACAAGGTAAACTTACCTTAGATGATAATCTTGGATTTAGGGATTATTTACGTCAAATTGAGGGTGATGTTCACTTAGAAATAAAACCTGCCGAAAAGGTGCGTTCTCCCCAACAAAATGCCTATTATAGAGTTATTATAAGAATACTGGCGAAAGAACTTGGCTATACAGAACACGAAATGCACAATGTTATAAAAGAAAAGTATGATATTGGATCTACTAAACAACTATCAAAGCCAGAGTTTACAGAACTACTTGAAACTATAAAGAGATGGGCAGTTATAGATATGGGTATTGTTCTGCCGAATGCTAAGCAATCTCATCAATAGTCATACTTACTTTATAAGTATTAAAAGCTACTTGTTGTACACTTAAACTATTTTC